CCGCTTATTTTAGCCTTCTGCGGAGAGTGGGGTAGACAGATTGTAACTGATGGGTTTTCTGCGTTAGACGCAATGCCGGAGTATTATCGTTACACTTTGGGGATTATCGTTAGTGCCAGCTTTGGCACACGGGCAGCAAGTAAGTTTTTTGGGAAGAAGTAAATGGACGCTATACAATTAGCGGAGTATATGTTGAAGGACATACGCCAGCGCAAGGGTGACTTAACTCAGCGATTGGCGGATGGTTCGGTAGGCGACTGGAACGACTACCGGTTCATAGTGGGGCAAATACGCGGAATGACCTACTCTGAAGATTTGATAAAATCCGCGATGAAAGGCATAGAGCTAGAAGATGGCTAAAAAACTATTCGTCCCTGAGAGGATGGCAACAACGAGCGGTGCATCGAGTCCTGTACCGGCAGCAATATCAAAGGGTTTTGAAAAGACAGAAGACCCAAATCAAAAGAACACAGAAGACCCGTCACAGATGGATCTTTCCGCCATTGAACGCCTGCCACAGCCTGTTGGCTACCGTTTGCTGGTAATTCCTTACTACATGAAGCAGAAGTCTGCTGGGGGAATCATTATTCCTGACTCAGTTCGTGAGCGTGAAAGCTTTGCGACTGTTGCAGCTTATGTGATTAAAGTTGGGCCAGACGCATATATGGATGCTAGTAAGTTTCCTTCTGGGCCTTGGTGTCGTGAGAAGTCTTGGGTATTAATGGGAAGATATGCCGGTAATCGTTTTAAAGTTGATAATTTGGAAGTAAGACTTATCAATGATGACAACATTATCGCAACAATACTTGACCCAGCCGACATTTCTTATGTATAGTGGGAGCTATGAACATGAATGAAAATCAAGAAGCTATTGCAGAAGAGCAGGAAACTGTATCTTTTGATTTTGACGATGACAACAGCGCTGTTGTCGTTGATGATGACGTTTCTGCGTCTTCTGGAAAAGAAGAAACCCGAACAATTGTACGGGAAGATGAAAATGGCGCAGATTCTGACGATTTAGAAAATTACAGTGAAAACGTCAAGAAACGTATCAATCAATTAACAGCAAAGCGTAAGCAGGCTATTGAAGAAGCGGAAGCAGCCTATACTTACGCCCAGCAAGTCCAGCAACAGAACGAAGAGATGAAGAAGCGTCTTTCCGATTTGGATAAGGGCTACATAAACGAATATGGATCGCGTATTGAAAGCCAAGCCGCCGCTGCTAAAAGAATGCTTCAAGAAGCATATGACAACGGCGACATGGAAAAAATGGCTCAAGCACAAGAGGTTATTTCTGGTCTTGCCATTGAAAAAGAGCGGTTACGCATTCAAAAATCTCGCTCAGAACGAGCCGGTGAAGCTGCGGCTGTTGAGCAACAGCAAGTTCAGCAGCAACAAGCTCAACCTCGCCGTCAGCCAGACAGAAAGCTTTTAAATTGGCTTGATAAGAATCCGTGGTTTGGGGACAAAAGCCCTAATTACGATATGGTTATGACAAAAGGCGCAGAGGCCATTCACGAGCATATTGTGATCAATGAAGGCTTTGATCCAAATAGTGATGAATATTATCAGGAAATTGACCGGCGCATGCGCAAGGAGTTTCCACACAAGTTTCAGGATAAACGGCAAAACGCCCAAGCCGTTACTCCTGCGTCCAATGGACGGTCAGCTACCAAAAGTGGGCGGAAAAAGACGGTGGAATTAACGCCGGGACAAGTGGCTTTTGCCAACAAAATGAAAATCCCTCTAGAACGGTATGCTCAAGAGGTCGCTAAACTTGAAAGGAAGAAAGCGTAATGTCTGATCGCACAAACCGGGATTCGCAGACCCGTGAAAAACAAGCGAGAGTTGCAGATTGGCGTCCGCCTTCAGCCCTTGAAGCACCAGAGGCACCTGTTGGTTACAAACATCGTTGGATTCGTGAATCAGTCATGGAATACGATGATCGTAATAATGTTCATAAGCGCCGCCGTGAAGGTTGGGAACTTGTTAGGGCAGAAGACTACCCTGACTTTGATGCCCCTGTCGTTGATGAGGGTAAAAATGCTGGCGTGATTGGCGTTGGGGGTCTGGTTCTTGCTAGAATCCCTGAAGAAATCGCGGATCAGCGTAATGCTCATTATCAGAACACTACGCAAAATCAAATGGAAGCAGTGGATCGTGATTGGATGAGAGAGTCCAATGCAGCGATGCCAAAGCTTAAACCTCAACGTAGCTCCTCGGTGTCCTTTGGTGGGCCGAAGGGAGTAGCTGACAACTAGGAGAAAGAAAGATGGCGAACAAAGACGCTTCTTTTGGCCTGCGCCTTTCGCGTTCAGGCAACGGCTCCGATCTGCAAAACATGCAGAATAAGTACCGGATTGCATCTGGCTACAACACTACCATCTACCAAGGCGACCTCGTAGCGGTTGTTACTGGTGGTGGCATTGAACGTGTTGCTGCTGGCGGCTCTGGCCTTATTCTCGGTGTTTTCAACGGAGTTTCTTACACCGACTCAGACGGTAAACCCCGCTGGGCAAACAAATGGACTGCTGGTACAGTTGCATCAGATGCTGAAGCATCAGTAATTGACGCACCTTACGCTGTCTATGAGATTCAGGCTAACGCTGCAATGCCAGTAGCAGACCTGTTTGGTAACTTTGACATTGTAGACCAGTCACCTGTTGGTGATGATGCTTCTGGCATCTCACGGATGGAAATGGCTGTTTCAACTGGCGCAACCACCGCAACTCTTCCTCTGAAGGCGATTGATATCTCCACAGATCCAGAGAACAGCGATGTAGCATCAGCCAACACAAATGTCATCGTCATGATCAACAATCACCTGTTCTCAGGTGGCACACTTGGCTTGGCATAAGGAGGCTGAATAATGGCTATTTCTCGCGCACAACTAGCGAAAGAGCTAGAACCCGGCCTAAACGCTCTATTCGGAATCGAATATGATCGTTATGAAGCCGAGCATGCTGAAATCTACGACACCGAATCTTCAGATCGTGCATTTGAAGAAGAGGTGATGCTCGTTGGTTTTGGAAATGCACAAACCAAAGCTGAAGGCGCTGGCGTCAATTTTGACAACGCCTCAGAGGCTTACACAGCACGTTATACGCATGAGACAATCGCTCTTGCGTTTGCGTTGACTGAAGAAGCAATGGAAGACAACCTGTATGACCGTCTGGGCGCACGTTACACACGCGCACTCGCACGTTCAATGGCTCACACCAAGCAGGTTAAGGCCGCTGCAACTCTTAACAATGCCTTCAATGCCACCTTCTCTGGTGGTGACGGCAAAGAGCTTTGTGCAACTGACCACCCACTTGCTGGTGGTGGCACATTCCGCAACGAGCCATCAGTAGCTGCTGACCTCAACGAGACCTCACTTGAGAATGCCTTGATTGACATCTCAACATTCGTTGATGAGCGGAACATGATCATTGCTCTTCGTGGCATGAAACTGATTGTTCCACCACAGCTTCAGTTCGTAGCTGATCGTCTTCTTGAGTCCACACTCCGCGTTGGCACAGCCGACAACGATGTGAACGCGATCCGCAACATGGGTATGCTGCCAGAGGGTTACACAATTAACCACTTCCTGACAGACCCTGATGCGTTCTTCATCAAGACTGACGCTCCAAACGGCTTCAAGCACTTTGAGCGTACCCCGCTTTCAACCAACATGGAGGCTGATTTCGATTCAGGCAACATGCGGTTTAAGGCTCGTGAGCGTTACAGCTTCGGCTATAGCGACCCACGCGCTGTGTTCGGTTCACCGGGCGCATAAGCGAACAATTATACGGAAAGGGGCGGCTATTCAGCCGCCCTTTTTTGTTGTATAGTAAGTTATCCCTGACAGCCGCATTGGGCGGCTGACACTAGCCACGACAGGAGTTCCACATGGCTACTACCACCTTTACCGGCCCCGTTGTTTCGCAACGTGGGTTTCAAATCAACAACGCATCAGGCAATGTTGACTACAGCCTTATCACTTTAGGCATCTTAGATGTCGGAGCGCTTCCTACTGCATCTGCCGCAAACAAGGGCGCGATTGCGTTTTCACCAGACTGCCGTAAAGCGGCTGAAGGCGTTGGCGCTGGAACCGGCAACCTTGTGTTTTCTGACGGAACTAACTGGATTCGTGTAGACACTGGTGCAGTAGCAGCAGCTTAATAGGAGGCTTCAATGGCAGGCCCAGTAAAAGCCTACAATTGGGTACAAGGCACAGCAGCCGCTGTAGTCGGCCCTGCTCGTTCTCGTATCCGTCAAATTGTAATTTACGCGGCAGCAGCCGGTTCTTTTACAGTTAAAAACGGTAGCGCGTCTGGTGAAACATTGATTACACAAACCTTCCCAACAGGTATCCATCATCTAAACATTCCAGATGATGGCATTCTTGCTACAGAGGGCGCGTATATCTCTGCGTTTACTGGAGCGTCAAATCAACTGACAATTTTCTTGTCATAGAGGTTTGAATGGCTAACTTCCGTTCCATCACACAAATTGGAACATCTGAGCCATTTGAGCTACAGGTGTCTCGGAATCAAATTCCGGGACACGACTTTATTCATAAGTTTGGCTACAACCCTGATATTTCAACAGTAGTTGAAACTATCTGGTCGCAAGGTGGTTTGTATGTTTATCCAACCACAGCTTCTACGATGTATATATCAAGCAGTTCAACTGACGACACTGCGGCAGGCACAGGAGCAAGAACTGTAACCGTTTCTGGTTTGGACGCTGACTTTAATTCAATAAGCGTAACCGTTGCTTTAAATGGACAAGTAGGCGTTCAGCTTAATGGTGCCTTGAATTGGTATAGAGTAAACCGCATAGCTGTAAACACGGCAGGTTCGGGAGGCGCTAACGCTGGCGTATTATATGTAGGAACTGAGGCAACGCCTGCGGGCGGAGTACCCGTAAACAAATATGCAACAGTGTCGATTGGTGATAATCAGACTCTAATGTGTATTTGGACAGTTCCGCTTGGATACACGGCTTACCTTCATCAAAAAGATGTGTCTGCATCTTCTTCTGCTGGGAAGTTTGCTATTTTTACTTTGCTTGCCAGACCAAAGGGTGGCGTCTTTAATGCAAAAGATAGAGTTTTGTTGGCTAATAATAGTACGGCTATTTCTTACTGGAACCCTATCCCTTTCCACGAGTGTACGGACATTGAAGTTCGTGCAGCGGCAGACTCTGCTGGCGGCTCAATTACCGCATCTGCTACTTTGGACATAACCTATATTAAAAACGAGGAGTGGATTTAATGCCTCGAAAAAAAGAGAACCCGATACGAAAAACCACTGGTAAAGGTGGTAATTACCGTAAGACCAAATCAGGCGCTGGAATGACGGCAAAAGGTGTTGCCGCATACCGCCGCAAGAACCCCGGCAGCAAGCTAAAAACTGCTGTGACAGGGAAGGTCAAAAAAGGTAGCAAGGATGCAAAGCGGCGCAAGTCCTTTTGCGCTCGTAGCGCCGGTCAGATGAAAAAGTTTCCAAAGGCGGCAAAAGATCCAAATAGCCGTTTGCGTCAGGCCAGAAGAAGATGGAAGTGCTAATGCAGGAAACAGATCAGGAAATCAGACAATGGAAGTTTATCTCTGAAATGCAGGGCGACATTAAGGTTGTCTTTACTCGATTAGACACTATTGAGAACGAGCATTTGACCAACATGAAAGGTCAAATCAACGAGCTTGACCGTAAGTTATGGATGATACTTATGGTTGTATTCGCACAGCTATTCGCAATTGTTGGCGGATTGGTTGTGTTTCTGGTGACGTAATGGCAACAGGAAGGTCACAAATGGCAAAGCAAGTCTCTAAGTCAGGCGCTAAAAAAGACGCCTGTTATAGCAAGGTAAAGGCTAGATACAAAGTCTGGCCTTCCGCTTATGCGTCTGGTGCATTAGCAAAATGTCGCAAGGTGGGAGCCAAAAGCTGGGGAACAAAATCAAAGAAAGGAGGCAGCAAGGGCAGGGCTACCAAACGGCGGTAGAATGATAGCCGAAGTTCTGACGGGGATTGCACTCGTTCAAAAATCCGTAGAATTTATAAAAAGTAATATTAGCACGGTACAAGACATAAGCCAGATAGCTGGTCAAATTGATGATTTGTTTCGTGGAGAG